TGACACTGAGGAATAATTTTTGTATAATGTAGTAATGTTATAACATTAACTAAACTTAATTTACAATGGAAGAAAGACTCCAACAACTAGTACAACAACGAGATGCTCTAAGCACTCAAATCAGTGAACTTAATTTTCTTATCAAAGGATACGAGGACACTATCAAACAACAAAAAGAAGAGGCTGAAGATGTATCAGAACAAGTCGAAGAAGTCTAACGACACTAATAAAAAGAAAAAGCCAAACGCCCAAAATGGGAGAATGGCTGCGATGAAAAAGACTGGTCGTAGTAAGAAAGGCTAGTTTATACGCATACTAGGAAAGTCCTCAAAGTAGGGCTTTTCTTTTTTGGCGGCACGTCCATCAAAATACCCTTTTATGTATCCTTCCTTAAATGCCTCAGTGGTTGACTTCTCTGAGGCTTCTATCTGTTGGGCGATTCCAAACATCCAACCAATATAGGTCATACTTGCAGAAAAAAACAAAATTGATACGATTTCCATAACAATCACCTTTTTTGTTGAACCATCTCTAAAAACTCTTCCACATTTACCTTGTAAGTCCTTATCTTAGGTGAGTTCATATTCTCATATGCCTTTACTGTTTCGTGCGCTATACGCTCATTCTCGTGCCAATTATGAGACCTTCTCTTTATAAGGTGCATAATTGTGGTGTGATCCTTACGATTTACAATATTTGCTATAAATTTGTAGGTTTTTCCAAGTTTTCTTAGTGCTAATGCACAAGATTGTCTGGCATCGACAAGGTGAGTTTTTCTGCTTTTACTTCTGAGTTCGTTGTGAGTCAGGTTAAATTGGTTGCATATAGAATTTACTACGTGATGCTCTATCATTTGTATACTTCTGTTATTGTGTTAATAAAAAAATACCCCCCACTAAGCAGTCTAGCACTGGGGGGTTGATGCTCGCATAAGACTGTGGATAAATCTAACTAACTTTAATTAATTAGTCAAGTTTTTTATTGTGCAGATTTAAGGGTTTTTATTGTGCAAATTATCGTCTTCTTTTTCTTTCTTGATCGTCTGAATTACACCAATGATGGCTAACATCAATGCTGCAATGGATTCATACATATCAGGCTGCACGGTTACACCGATAGCACCTGCAATGGCAGTTACACCTTGATAGGTGGAGGGTTCTTTTAGTCGTGATTTTAACCAGGTCCAAGTCATAGTTACGGCTCTTTTATTAATTAAGTATACAGTGAAGTCAATAATAGGAAGGATACGATCCCTACTCAATACCTTTTTACGTCTAGTTACTTCAGGCATCTTAGTTTCTTTAACGGTCTGAAACTTACCTTTAGGCACGCTACGATTATCTATCGTAACCGTTTTTATTTTCTTTCGCCTTTGTATTGCCATTTGCCATCCTCATCTGCCTCAAATTCATGGTATCTGTCTCCTTTATGGTCACAGTGTATAAACTTCTGGTCTGGATAGTAACAGATACGCTTGTAGTCGGACGCCCTAAGTTCTTCTAGTAACAACTCCATGTTAGCGCACGTGTAATCTACAGCCCCTAAACCAGTAAAGGTATGTTCTGACGTCCCACTTCTACCGTGTGACAACTCCCAATCTAAGGATCGATACCCTGAGTTCTGAGATACTTGTATGGATTGACCTATCTTGTGTCGTATAGGGTTAATTATAGGCTTGTGGTATTTCTCTATCTTGTCTACTACATGAATAGGAACATTAACCATGACCCTATCCACTAAGAATTCTTTAATGCTAAAATAATCGTAGTACATACTAGTTTTATTAGTTAAATGATAAAATCTAGGTAGTTACCACAAAAATATCAATACCAATAAAAAAAGGAGGCCTGCAGCAGCCCCCTTTTATATCATCCAAACGACGGTTTGGTTTGCATCAGGATTTTCCTGAAAAAGAATAGGGGCTTTCACACTCCCTATTCAACAATAACATGAATGATAAAATTACATTAATTTCTCGTAAATGAGACGAGCAATCTCGTCACCATTGAAATTAAAAGGGTACAGGTGCGTCTACCTCCGCAGACGGTGCGCCCTCTTTTAGATCCTTCGCTAACGAAACGGTTCCGTTCGTCCAAAAAGTAACACCGTTTCCAACATAGAAACGTTCTTTTTTAGCAGCTCGTTCTTCCTGAGACTGAGCCACCCATGCGCTAACGTTGTTGTCGTACCGATCAACCTCGTCATTGACGCTTACGGTAATGTTAATACCCTTAACTTTAGGGTCTTTACTTTGCTTGGCTTTTACGCCAGCTACTAGTGTTTCTAGTGTTTCTAGTTTTAAATAGACATCTGATAAAAGTGCCATAATATTATATGATTTAATTCAGGTTTTATTGAACGATGAAATATACGCTCATCACACGTCTTAAGCAACCTAAAAACGTTGTTTAGGTACTTCAAGTCCTTTGTCTCCGTTATGGATAAGTTCTAGTCTTTGATGCGTCAAAACACCCCTTCTAGACTTTACTATCTTCACAAACACACTATTATAGTTAAACCTTTGATCCTCATTCCAACCCATCACTTTTTGGGTGAGTCCATCATTAATCACTAACGACTGAACCATGGACGGCCTAAACACAGACGTCATACAGTGAGCCACATTCTTAATTACTTGCGCCCATTGTGCGTCTTTATATCTAGGCTCTAAAGCCCAACCATTCCTTACATGATCGTTTATAGTGACTTGACTAGGTACTATCACCACAACATTGAGTTCCTTAGCTATTTGTTTTAGAACCTTAGTAACATAATTTAGTTCTAATGTTCTAGAGTCAAACCTACCTTTCGCATAGACTTCTTGTATATAATCTATCACAACAAAGTCAAGACCATGCTCTTGCTTGACTAGCTTGCATGCCCTTTTGATTTCGTCTATGTCATCCTTGTCATCCACAATAAACATCTTGTCACAATGATCCATAGCGTTCAGGGCAATCTGCTTGGCCGTGTTTACATCATAATCCTCCATCTGAAACCATAGCCCCACGTAACCATTGTTGAGTAACTGAGACGCTAAAAACAAAGAAAACTGAGTCTTTCCGTGTCCAGAGTCCGCAAGTATCACGTTTATGTCTCCTTTATGCAGGCCTACATCTTTATATATGCCTTGGTCTATTACCATCACATTGGTTTCTAATTTTTCCTTGATAGGGTTGTTTAACTCTCTCTTAAATATTTGAGTAGGTGTTAACGCCCCTGCATCACCAGTCTCTTCGGTGTCTTCAGACAGCTTAGATATGTGCAGCAACAAGTCATCAGTGGTTATGTCCTCTTTTTGAGAAAAGTAATATGTTTTGGCTATAGAATCTTTGAGTAATCTTCTATCCCTTTGCTCTTTGAGGGCATACACGTAAGACTTAATTTTTTCTTCACTAGGTATCCCATACATCTGCATTTCAAGTATTTGATCGTATGGGTAATCCTTGACGTTTGCGCTAATCGTTTCAGCGTCAAACTGCATTCCCTCACTGTGTTGTCTACACGCTTCTAGATATATAGGGTATCTGTTTGGGAAGTGGTCTTTATCGGTTATGTCAAATATTAAGTCTCTATATTCAATGTGATTTAGCAGGGTGCCTATAAGACACTCTTCTAAGTGTAGGTGGTTCATGTTATTTCATCATACTTCATCCTACCATATTTGGTTAATGAGTATACGCTAGGATGGCTTGTTGTTGTTATTATTCCTGACTCAACCAAACAAGCTAAAGTAGAAAACACAGACCAATACTTATCCTTGCCAGCCTCAAAGTTCATGACTTTTTCTATGTCAGCGAACCTGACTGGATTAGGGCTATTTTTTATTAATCTTACTATGTTTAGTTCGTTGGCAGTCATTTTTTTTCTCATTAAGTTCTTAAATCTTTTCTGTTTACGGTTCCTGACTTAGTGAATCGGTGAAACACCCAACCTTTTCGGTCATACCAAGTCATTGCAAGAACATGAATATATCTAGTTGCATACTTCTTAGCAAAACGAATATAATTTTTTCTTGTGGGTGGCGTGTTCGTTTTTACTTGTATAAACCAAACTTGGTTACCTCGAAGTGCTATCAAGTCAAATCCTTCGAATCTAAACTCGTCTTGATGCTCACACTTCTTGATCCAACACTTAGTGCAATACCCTGCAAATAAGTCTTTATACAAGTTGTAACGGCCACCCATCTCTACTTCGTCCACTAGCATGTCTTGAGTTTCTAGATACTCTATGGCTTTACGAATGGTTCTTCTACCCTTGGCTTTGCTCATAGCGCTCAATTGCTTTAAATATTTGATGAGCCACTTGAGGCACAATAGCATTGCCATACGCCTTTATTGACTCTTTTCTCCATTTAGGAAAGGTAATAGAGTCCAGTTTTCGGGGAATCCCATCATGTTCTCCACAAATTGGGGATTTAGTTGGGAAGGTTTCCCATCTGTATTCGTAAGTTTCGCCACCACACCAGGCACGCTCGTCATTTTGAACTTCGGATTTTCGCCCCTGTCCTGAATGTACTCGCTGTGTTGCTTGCCCTTCCAATCTCGTGCCGTTGGTGTTGGAAGTAGTTGTGCCACGTCCGTCATCCTTGCCCCAAACTCCGTCCCTGTTGTGTTCGACACCCTCACCCAACGACCCTCTTTTCTCTTTATTTGTTTTGGGTTGGACGATGAGTTCGTGTCCGAGGCCACTGGTGTCGGCAACATCCCAAGTGCTAGGTAATTCTCTAGGTACATTGACCTTTTCATGCCCCCATACTTCTCCTTGCGCTTCATGGTTTGCTCCAAGGTTGCGCTCCTCGACACGGCTGTTGGAGTAGGCAATAATCCATGCTCTATCCCTTCTGTGCGGCGCATTGACGCCTGCAGCAGGAAGTACGAACGTCCAGACTTCGTAGCCTTCATTTTCCAAGTCAGTAAAGATTTCATCGAGAACCACTCCTCCGTTCCAATTAAGTAGGCCGCGAACGTTTTCGCCCACAACCCAACGTGGTTTAATTTCTCGAATTGTTCTAAGCATTTCAGGCCACAAGTGGCGCTCATCTTGCTTACCAAGTCGTTTTCCTGCTGCTGAGTAGGGTTGACAAGGGAATCCTCCTGAAAGGATGTCGATTTGTCCCCTCCAAATAGTGAAGTCTGTTTGTTTGATGTCTCCATATGATACTGCTTTTGGAAAGTGATACTCTAAAACTCTACGTGGGAAATCTTCCCATTCACAGTGAAACTTATTGTTCCACCCCATCCATTCTGAGGCTAAGTCAAAGCCTCCAATCCCTGAAAAAAGTGATCCGTGGTTCATCATTTGGAACACCTCTCATACGAATAAGAAACCCCCACCACCAAAGAAATGATGATGAGGGTTATTGCTATGGAGGTAATCAAAACGGAAACTTTTCGTCCAACATTGCATCCTTTAAATCCCTGGCACGTGCAGGTGCTTTCTTTTGAGGTGCATTAGACCTTCCGTGAGCCTTATTGGCATCGTCATCCTCTTGGGCAAGCCCCAAAAGTGAAACCAATGTGTATCTACGGAAGTAGGTTATGCACGAACCAAGGTCTTGAGGCTTCATGTTTTCAGGCAGTGGTATAAATGAATCAATAAACTTGTTTGACTCAGTACAAAAAATTCTTGTACCCACACAACCCTGCTCAATTGGTTGCAGTAATAACAATTTTTCGGCAATTAAGTGTGGCCTTACTACGTCTATCACTTTGTCTAGACTTACATAGGATGACTTAAAGAATGGGTTCTTTTTATCCTTTTCTAGCTTTTCAATTTTGCTAGTTACATCTAATAGTTTTGTATATATGTTTTTCATAGTTCTGTTATTGTGTTTTGGTTTAAAATGCCTATGGAGGATTTTTCGGGGTGATCCTTCCATTCGGCTATCTGCACTAAGGCAGTTGTCATGTCATTCGCTGCTTTTGTATACGTTTCATAACTGATTGTGTATACGGCACTATTATATGGATACTCTTTTTCAATTGCAACAAAATAAAAGTCAGAATATTCAAGGCCTAACACCATGCAATAAAAAATTGCTTGTATGTCGTATCTGTAACGAAAAAAGTCAGAACGAAACGCACTAATGCTTGCGTCCTTACAAGACTTCCAATCAATGATGGCCATAGGATTTTCTTGGGCAACCAACATCTTGTCTGGGCGCACCCTAAACTTAAGAGGGCTAAATTTCTTGAACGTGTCATCAGTAAAGAAGGAGTACTCATCCCAAACGGCATCATACTCGTAACGCTCATTAATTTCCCAAACGGCCTTGTTATTTTTTACGCTATTGTACATGTGTTCGATACGCTCCACGTCAAAGGCAGAAAGGATAGTTTGATCGGCCTCAACAGTCTTCTCAAATTCCCTTCTAAACGCCTTGTATTCTTTAGTCATAGTAGGAGCCGTAATTTCTGGGCGAGCCTCTAGAATCGAAGATATGACCTCTGTATCGTCAAATGTAACGAACCTACTGTGGAAGTCTGTTTTGGACTCGAAGTAGGTATGCATGGCGTCACCAAATATGAGGGCTTGGTTTGGCTCTATTGGCTGCAACGCTTTGGCTATGGAATGTTTAGCCACACTTTTCACGAAACTGCTAGATATATAGTCTGATCCGTGGTCATGGTAGTCCTTGTTGGACATGCTACTGAAAGTTTTCATGTATGGGTACCTCATTTGGAAAGTTTGGAATGCTTATCATTGGTAAAGCGAATGCTTTTATGTAATTTTCTAGGCACCAAAAGATT